GCCTGATTACGACGACATCAACGTCCTGTTCCACGTCTACGATTCGACCCGCGCCACTGTCACGGCCAGCGACAACATCGACGCTGCGGCGAATCTCGTCAAAGGTTCACGCATCCCGACAAAGGGAGCTTTTAACGGGCCCGGATACGTCGAACTCTCGTGCAGCGGGTTCACGGTTCCCAACCGCGCCACGACGGGAACGATGCCCTACAAGCAGTCGTTCAAGGTGCTGCGCAACGGCCGGGTTCAGTTGCCACTGTCGGTTGACTTGTCGGCCCATCTTCTCACGTGCTCGGTGCTCTACCGCCAGAACTCCGCGCGCCCGATCAAGCTGGAGAACGCGGTTTTCCCGCTATCTGGCTGGAACAACCAGTACATCTTCCGCGTCGAGCGAAACGAGGTGTGGTTTGACCGCTTCAGCTTCCCCGCCGACCCCGCGGTGGCGCAGTACGACTCGATCAACGCACTGTTCTACGGGTTCCGCGTTTCGGATATCAAGATCACGAACACGCAAGGGCCAGCGCAGTCTCCGACCTTTGGGTTCTCCAGCTACTTCGTCAACATCACCAGCGGTGCCAACATCGTCTTGGAAGACTGCCATTTTTGGGACGGATGGGGGACGTGCGCGAACAATGACCTGAATGGCCTTTTCGTGCATCGATGCACGCTAAACCGTGTCGATTGCCATTCTGGCGGTTTCAACCTGTTCGTGGACAACTGCGTGTTGCAGGGGTGGTCGAATAACCACGAGTACGGTGCGGTGTCTTACGGCTGGGGAGGCGGTGTAATCAGCGTGACGAACACCCGTGTGGACTACTGCCACGCCATCCAGTGCCGCGACGACTATGGCGGTTCGTTCTTCGGCTCGATGGTCGCCAAGAACATCACCTTCAACCACCCGGTCAACGCCAAAGTGCAGGCGATCATGCTGGACAAGATGGGCGCGTCTACCCCGACGTACTGCCCTGAGACCGTGGTCATTGACGGAATCACGCGAATCGGCGGCCGGCCTGCTACAGGCTCGTTCGGCATGGACCCTATTCGTATCCGCGTGCTTACGCCGGCAAGCCAGCAAGTTTTTGCGCCGGCCAGAGTTGAGATTCGCAACGTCGCATGCTCGCCTGACTGGGCTTTCTCGTCGCGCATCGATCTCTACAACATGGAGCCGGCGGTCGGAAACAACAACCGCATGTTTGTCGTGCTGGAGAACATCGGCGCGGATCGCCCGGCAGCCACCGCCGCGATTGAAGGCTTGAGCGCATACGCTTCGGCGAGGACGCCGGCGAACCGAATTCGGCCACGATTTGAAGTACGCAATGTGTGGAACTTCTATTTGGACTTGCGGTATGACGTGCCCGAGTTCGAGGTGTTCATGACCGGCGGCAGCCTCAACGGCATCATCCGAGACACTGGCTTCACCAACCAGCCGCGCATCCATCTGCGCGGCGTCGAGCTGGCAAACAACGTGACCGGCACCAGCCCGGCCCCCGTGGGCGGCACGACAAGCACCACCAGCGGCCACACGACGCTAAGCGACTGCTACATCAGCAGCAGCAACTTCGATCTGTCCTATGTGGCGGCCTTCCAGGGATGCATCGTGCGTTCCGGGGTGTCTCCAACTTTGCCGGGTGGCGTCTCTACAACCGATTTATTTGCTGGGTGGCGTAAAGCTGCAACTTTCGCATAAAGGATTTTTATGACTACATCAGGAAATACTTCTTGGGAACTTACTAGAAACCAAATTATTGAGCAGGCTTATGCTAAACTAGGTTTGCCTGGGGAAGGCAACACACTAACTACTGCTCAATATAATGACGGAGCTACAGCCCTAAATGGGGTTGTAGCTTTGGCCGTAACAGACGGAATGCCTTTATGGAAGAGAACAACAGAGTCTTTAACTCCATCAACTACTTCACAAGTATACACATTACCAGATGCTATTAAAATCTTTGCTGTATATGTTAGAGATACTGATGGTGTACAATACGAAATTGAAAACAAAAGTTTATATGACTTCAACAACCTTCCTAGAAGTAACACAGGCGTACCTGTCCATTGGACGTATCAACCAAATCTTCAAGGGGGAACGTTAAGTTTTTGGCCGTTGACAAGTGACGCATCAACTGTATCAACTAAAACGCTACAAGTTGTCTATCAAAAAGAGTTTGATGGTTTCACAACAAGCACAGAAACACCTGATTTTCCAGCTTATTGGTCACTAGCTTTAATTTATAAAACTGCAGTTGTTTTGGCTCCAGATATCGGACTCCCAATCCAAGATAGACAGGATTTAAAACAACAGGCTAAAGAGTATTGGGATATGGCTTCAGGTGCAGGAGACGAGGACGGAAGTTTTTACGTACAACCTAGACGAGAGTTTTAATGGCTTTTACTAATACACCAGAAACTTCGACGTATCGGAGTGTTTCTATCAAAATTGATGGTAACGCGATGTATCGTTATGGCAATCTTCAAAATCAAAAAGATTGTCAAATTATCAATATGTTTTACGATAGAATTTCACAAGAAAACAAAGAGCGTAATGTTCGTCTACAAAAAAGACCAGGACTAAATGTAAGTGCTTATAGTTTAAGTAAAACTGTAAACACAGCAACTATCCGTGGGTTTTTTAATGACGTAGACACAAATACATTCTACTGGTCTACCGAAAATAAAGTGTTTTCTGTTTCACCAGATTTAGGACCAACAGTACGCACTGTCACTACTTTAGCCACTTCTACTGGTTCGGTTGGTTTTTGCTCTTACTTAAAATCTGACGGAACTCGTTACATTATTTTTACTGATGGCACTGAGTTATGGGTTGATGATTATGTGGCTGCTTCATGCACTAAAGTAACAGATGCTGATTTACCCTCACCACATCAACCATATCCAATCTATTTAAATGGTTATTTGTTTTTAATCAAAACAGAAACAGGAGATATCTATAACAGTGTAGTAGATGATCCAACATCTTGGGAACCAGACGAATTTATTTCTGCCGAAATTAACAGTGATTATGCTGTTCGTCTTTTCAAAATGAAAAACTATTTGATTTGTTTTGGGAATGCTTCTGTTGAATATTTTTGGGATGCTGCAAATGACACAGGTAGTCCCCTCAGCCGTAACGATAGCCCAACACGCAATATTGGGTATTTAACAGGTGGGGCTCAAACAGGTGAGCTTATCTTTTTTGTCGGTCAAGATGAAAAACAAAATGTAGGTGTTTATGTAGTAGACGGATTTAAAATCAATAAAGTATCAAATTCTATTGTAGATAGAACTCTTCAAACATTTGACACTGAGAACAATGCAAAGAGTAATATTTCTTTGGGAACTGAAGGATTGATTGTTTCTACTAATGGACATACTTTCTATGTTGTAGTGGGGACTCAAACTACTTGGGCTTTTGATGTAGAAGAAAAGCTTTGGTATGAATGGCAAGGAAGTGACAACACTGGTTTAAAAATTGAAGCTTCATGGGGAATGTATAATGGTGGTTCTTATCTTGCTATCAAAAATCAATCATTCATCTCAGTGTTTTCTCCCACCAACTATAGAGATTTTGGAAACAACTTTAGATGCCGATATACTACTGAAGTAAATTCTTTTGGAAGTTTGAATTGGAAAGTTTGTCATCGTGTGTTTTTAAGTAGTTCACAGGAACAACCTACAGGGACAAGTAATGTCTCTGTTAGTTGGTCGGATCGTGACTGGTCAGATGGTGGTACTACTCCTAGAACAATTAACATCTTTAGTATTAGCCCATTCCTAAACAAAGCAGGGAGATTTAGACAACGTAGTTTTAGACTGGAATATTCCGATAACTATCCCTGGTTTATTGACGAAATTATCCTAGACATTAACATCATGAGGCATTAATGGCTGAAATTTTACCTCCACCTCCTGTTGGCGAACCTTTTGCTTCCTACCAGTGGGATGATTGGTATCGTAAAGTGCGTAAAACAATTAATGATGGTCAAACAGTCTCTTGGTCTTCTATTACAGGAAAACCTGTACTAGTTGAAGGGACACGGACCATTAACACCACTGCCCCTTTAACGGGCGGTGGTAATTTATCAGCAGACCGTACTTTAGGTATCGACACTTTTACAAC